GATAAGATTATTGAATACACTACAACAACAGATTGCCCAACATGTGGTAAAGAGTCTAAGAAACTTATTAGTGCTCCTAACATAATGTTAGAAGGTGTATCTGGCGACTTCCCCGACGCACATGCAAAGTGGGCGAAGAAGCACCATGCTCTTAATGAAAAGCAAGAGTATTAACTTTAACTAGAGGTAAATAAGGGTTAGTCTCCTTAGTTATCTCCCTATAATGCTTTTAAGCACAGGAGAATAATATGGCTGATATAATAGAAGAAGTAGAAGAAGTAGTTGTACCTGACCAACCAGTGGTAGAAGACCAAGAGAAAGTAGAGGCAAAACTTGAGAAAGAGCTTACACCAATCAAGGAAGACCCAGTTGTACAGGAAGAGACAGCTACAGAAGAAGAAGATGACTTACCAGAGAAGTATAAAGGGAAGTCTGCTAAAGAGATTGCAGAAATGCATCAACAAGCTGAAAAGCTTATTGGCAAACAAGGCTCTGAGGTGGGTGAACTTAGAAAGGTAGTTGATGACTTTATTTCTACACAAACTTCGAAAGAATCACAGACTACAGAAGCACCTGTAACAACAGAAGAGTTTTATGAGAATCCAGGTAAGAATGTAAACAAGGCAATTGATAGTCATCCTGCTATTAAGGAAGCACAGAAAGCAGCTAAAGATATGAAGCGTACTGCTACATTAACTAGGCTGAATGCTGAGTATCCTAACTTAGAGGAAACTGTTCAAGACCCTGAATTTGCAGAATGGATTAAAAGCTCTAGAGTTCGCTCTGAACTATACAATAGAGCTGAAGTTGAATTTGATTATGATGCTGCACACGAATTACTTGGTAACTGGTCTGATAAAAAAGAACGAGTAGCTAAGGTTGCAGAAACTAGTAAAATAGATAAAGATAATCAACTCAAAGCAGCTAGTATTGGAAGTAAAGGAAATAACGAACCTGTTTCTAAAAAGAAGTATCGTCGAAGCGATATTATTAAACTAATGCAGACAGACCCAGACAAATACGATGCATTATCTGATGAGATAATGTTGGCATATCAAGAAGGGCGAGTCATTTAAAAACAATATAGAGAGGAAATTAAAATGGCATATCCAACCCCACAGGTCACGAACACGACCGCTGCCGTCTTTATACCTGAGATTTGGTCCGACGAGGTCATCGCAGCGTATAAGGCAAACTTAGTAGCAGCAAATCTGTTCAAAAAAATGTCTTTCAAAGGCAAAAAAGGTGATACAATTCATATCCCTAAACCAACTAGAGGTGAAGCATCTCTAAAAGCTTCAGAAACAGCAGTTACACTTATTGCTGCAACTGAAACAGAAGTAATTGTACCAATTGATAAACACTATGAATACTCACGTTTCATTGAAGATATCACAGAAGTACAAGCACTATCATCAATGCGTAGATTCTACACAGACGATGCTGGTTATGCACTTGCAAAACAAGTGGATACTGACATGGTTCAACTAGGTCGTCACATGAATGCTGGTGATGGTACTAACGCTTACGATAAAGGTTACACTGGAGCTAATGGTTCAGAACTATATGATGGTTCTAATGCAGCAGCGTTAACTGATATTGCAATTAGAAACATTATCCAGAAGATGGATGACCAAGATGTTCCTACTTCAGGTAGATTTTTCTTAATCCCACCTGCAGCTAGAAATACTCTAATGGGTCTAGACCGATATACAGCTATGGACTTTGTTGGTGAAGCAGCATCTGCTAACACAATCCGTAATGGTCAAATTGGTAACTTATATGGTATCCCTGTATATGTTACTTCAAATGCTGATACAACAGCTTCTGGAGACAGAGTATGTCTTCTAGGTCATAAAGACGCAGCTGTTCTAGTAGAGCAATTGAATGTGCGTTCACAAACACAGTACAAGCAAGATTACTTGTCTACTCTTTACACTTCAGATACAATCTATGGTGTTAAAGAACTTAGACCAGATTCAGCTTTTGCTTTGGTTGTACCTGCATAAAGAATATTCCCCTCATTCGAGGGGATATTTTTATAGCTACTGTTCTAGTGGCTATAAAGATATAGGAGATTAGAATGGCTTGTACTAAATGTAAATCAATTAAAACATCTGTTAAATCAGGTAATTTTAGAAAGACTAAGTCTGGTGCAGGTATGACTAAGAAAGGAGTAGCTGCTTATAGAAGAGCTAATCCAGGGTCTAAACTTAAAACAGCAGTAACAGGGAAAGTTAAGAAAGGTTCTAAAGATGCAAATAGACGTAAGTCATTTTGTGCTAGGTCTGCAGGACAAGCTAAGAAGTTTCCTAAAGCAGCTAAGGACCCGAATTCAAGACTAAGACAAGCTCGTAAACGATGGAAATGTTAAGGAGAATTAAATGGCAGGAAAATTAAAAGGTAAAAAAAATAATACAAGTAAATCAGCTACACATATGAACCCTGCTAATTTACGAAAAGGATATACAAATACAAAGGCAAAACAACCTGCTGCAAAAAAGAAGACAGGGCAACATAAACCCTTTAATAGAAATGGTAAAACAATTACATTACCAAAAAGAAAAAGTACATACATCTAGGAGATAAAAATGGCAGGAACTAAGTATACAAGAAAACCTAAAAAGAAAGTTGCTAAGAAAGACCAGAGTATTACACAAAGAGGTGTAAAAAAGAAAAGCAATTTAAAAAGAGCTTTAAAGAATACTGCTAAAGGTATTGGTAAAGGAGCTATCGCTGTAGCTAGTGTATCTCCTTGGGGTACTAAAGCTAAAGCTTTAAAAGTTGCAGGTAAAGTATATAAAGTAGCAAAGAATAAGCTAAAACGAAGAGCAATTAATAAAGCTATGAAAAAGGGTGGTAGAGATGGTATTATTAAAAGTAAGTTACCCTCTCCAGCTTTTGAAAGAAGATTGAGAAAGGGACTTAGAAAAGAAGCACAGAAAGAATATGGTACTGTAGGTGGAGTTAAGTGGATGAAAAAGTCACAGAAATCTGGTGCTGTAACTAAAAGAGGTAAGGCAGGAGCACATCCAGCAATACCCTTTAAAGGACCTAGTAATAAAAGGTCTTATGATAGACATTTAAAGTATGATAGTGCACTAGAAAAAGGCGGTAAATCTTTATCTAATGGAATTAGAAGAGAAGCTATTGATACTATAAGACATAATCCTTCTTCTAAAATGGCAGCAAGAGAAATAGCTAGAAGAAAAGACAAAGTAGATACATATAAGAAAGCAAAAACAATGTCTAAGTATACAAAGAAGATTGCACCAAAAGCAGTAGGACTTGGAATTGGAGCTGGAGGAGTTGCAGCATATAACAAGAAAGTACCAAATAAGGGGAAAAAGAATGGCAGTTTTTAAGTGTAATATCTCAGGTAACACAATGGAAGTTCATACAGCTTTAGATATACAATCTATGGAAGTACATCCAGGATATACTTTAGTTGAAGAAGCAATAGAAGAAGAAGTGTTTGACGATATTGTAGTAAAGAAAAAGAAGTCTAAAAAGAAAAACCAAGAACTTTAATAGGAAAACACAATGGCTATATACAGAGGTGAAGGTGGTAAAACAGACGTAGTACCTGATTCAGGAGACTATGAATTTGCAGGTAGTATTATTGTTGAAAAAGATGCTTATGTAGGAGGAGACCTGCATGTAGAAGGTGATATTAATGGTAATTTTACTGGTAATGGCAGTGGACTAGAAAATGTACCTACACCTTTCTTACAAGCTGATGACTGTATATATCTAAACAATCAAGTTATTACTAATGACTATACTATGCCTGTAGGTAAGAATGGTATGACAGCAGGTGATATTACTGTTAATGGTACAGTAGAGATTCCTGATGGTAGTGATTGGCATATTATTGGTAATGATGATGGAGTTGTAACATTAGAAACATTAGGTATTCCTAACCATGATTTAGTTACTGTTACTTCTGATGGTGATATAGTTAATGTAACTTCTCTTTCAGTAGAAGGAGATATAACATCTTCATCAGGTGTATTTACAGGTGATGGTAGTGGATTATATAATGTACCTATGGGTGATGCTTACACAAAATCTGAAGTAGATGCTCAACAACAAATTCAAGATGAAGCAATTCAAAATAATGCAGATGCTATTGCTGCTATTCCAGGTGCAGTAGATGCATACACTAAAGCAGAGATTGATGTTCAACAATCAGCTCAAGATACAAAGATAGATAAAAATACAGCTGATATTGCAGCAATTCCTACGTCTGTAGATGCTTATACAAAAGCTGAGGTAGATGCATCACAAGCAGCACAAGATGCAGAGATAGATAAAAAGCTAGAGGATGCTCCTACAGATGGAGAGCAGTATGTTAGAAAAGGTGGAGTATGGGCTGAATTAGCTGCAGCAGATGGAGGCATTGCAGATGCTCCTGCTGATGGTAAAACATATGGACGTAAAAACCTTAAGTGGGAAGAAGTAACTTCTGATGCATATACTGAAACAGAGACAGATGCTTTACTAAATGATAAAGCTGATAAGGCAGATACATATACTAAGACAGAAGTAGATGCTACACAAAAAACACAAGATGATGCTATTGCAGATAATGCAACAAACATAGCTACAAACACTACAGACATTGCAAAAAATGCAACAGACATTGAGTCACTAACAGATGATATAGATGCATTAACAGGGTCTATTATATACAAAGGTAGTCTTAATGCTACAGTAACACCAGCTCCAGCAGATGCTGTTGAAGGTGATATGTACATTAACGAATACAATGTAGATGAACCAGCTACTAATTATCCTGTAGCATCAGGATGGGCTCCTGTAACAGAAGTTAAATATGATGATAAACTCATTAAGACAGATACAGGTTGGGATTTAATAGCAAGTGTTGTAGGTGTTCCTACATATACTGCTGGTGAGATAGATGTCCTATTAGATGATAAAGCAGATAAAGATGAAGTATACACTAAAACACAAACAGATACATTACTAGATAGTAAAGCTAATATAGGAGATAGCTACACTAAAGCTGAAACTTACAGTAATGTTGAAGTAGATTCAAAACTAGTTGATAAAGCAGACAAAGCTACTACTTACACAAAAACAGAAGTAGATAGTTCTCAAGCATTACAAGATACAGAGATTGCTAAGAAAGCAAATCAAGATACTACATATACTAAAGATGAAGTAGATGAGTTACTAGAAAGTGCTAGTGGTGCTATTGTAGGTAACTATACAAACAAATGGGCTAGTAGTGTTGCTAGAGACCCTGGTGCAGGTAACTTATACTTAGTACAAGGTATGAGCTTTACAGCAAAGTTTGAGGATGCTACTAGAATATACATTAGTGATACAGATGGTGATGGAGCTTTAAGAAACTTTGATGAAGTAAAAGTAGATGATGTACTTACTGTAACATCTGACAATGGTCAAGGTGTATTTAAACTTATGTCTATATCAGATTTAACAGGTTACAGAGAACTAGTATTAGAGGCAGAATCAGCTTCAGGAACAGTTGCTAATGATACTGCTGTATCTTTAATATTAGATGTAGCATCTAGTGAAACAGGTGGTGGCATAGAAGAAGCACCAGAAGATGGTAAACAATATGCTAGACAAGATGGTGATTGGTCAGAGGTAACTGGTGGTGGTGGTACTACAGATATATTACCTGTGCTTTATTCAGGTTCTATTGTAGCAGATGGAACTATTGATAAGGGAACAGGATTTACTGTAACCAAAACCGACACAGGAAGATACACAGTTGTTTTAGATAAACCTGTAGCAGACAAAGCCTCTGTTGGAGCTTCTGTAAACTTTAGGAATTCAATAATTCAAACTAAAGTTAATAGCTCTACAGAAGTTCAATTTTTAACTTTTAATTTAGACAACGCTTATGCAGATGTAAGTTTTGATTTCACTGTAACAGGAACAGAAACCATAGCAGTAGGTGGTGGAAGTGGTGGTAGCTACACTCCTGAAGATTTAGTGTGGGAACATGTTGGTGCTGACAGAGAACTAAATACAGTTTACACAAACGACAATGATGTCCCACTATATGTATCATATTGGCATAACTCTAACTCTGAAACAAGAGGTGCAGACTTCCGTATAAATGACGAAAGAATGGGTGTAACAGGAAATTCATCAGGGTCAGAGTTAGTTACTTTTAGTGCTTGTCATTTAGTCCCATCGGGAGCTACTTATGAAATTAGAAATTCTGGAACTGGTCTGGCTATAGGTTCTTGGAGAGAAGCTCGTATGCCTGTAGCAGTAGGAACAGGTGGTAAGACTGTAGCGTTTAGAGCTCAATTAGATGCTAATCAAAATGTAACATCGGAAGAATGGACTAAAATTAATCTTATTACTGCTCTTATAAACACTGACAAAGGTTCTTTTAGTGATGGTAAGTTTAAACCATCTGTTGCTGGTTACTATCAAGTAAATGGGCAAGTTACTCAATCTTGTAGTCCAACTTCTACCATGACTACTGCATCAATATACAAAAATGGAATTGTACAAGTTTATGGTAATCAGGTTGTAGCTGAAAGTTCACGAGTAAGTAATGTTAATGATGTTATATATCTCAATGGAACAACTGATTATTTAGAGCTATATGGTCGTGTTGATGCAACTGGCTCTCTTGTATCTATAGCAGGTGGCTCTCAATATACTGTCTTATCAGCCGTTCTAGTATCAGGTGGTTCAGCTTCAGGTGGTGATAGCATATGGACAGAATCAGGACGTACTGCTACTTATGATGGTGATATAGATGTTTATAACGTTCAATCAAATAACATAGTTTCTAACAGACTTGATATGACAGGTGGTAGCTCAAGTGTAACTGCTGAGGGGACTTTATATCTACACACAAAAAGCGACACCAACCCTATAAAATTAGGTATTGGAGGCACAGCTACTGAAAATTTAGGTTTCAGTGTTGGTGCAGACAAAAGAATTGCATTTAATGGCTATAAAGATAACACTCATGATAATAGTGGTTTTGCAAATATGTATATGTCTGCTAGTGGAATTGTTTATAAGTCTAACGCTACTACTT